TCCAAGGGGATCGCCAAAGTAAAAATGGTGGCTCATCTATTCCCGGACTTTTGTTTCGTGCTGGTTAGGGGCTCAGAGATCAAGGAGAAGCACGTGTTGACAGGCAAGATCAGCAAGCGGATCAAGTTTGAATATGAGGAGATTATATGAACCGCGAAGGCTTTCAGGCATTCATTGACGCTCATGAATGGACTTACGCCAAAACGATGCCGAAATGGCCTCATCATTACACAACCCGCGATAAATGCCGATCAGTAGAGGAATTTGAGGCGGCTGTCTTGTTTATCCGGGCCGAAGGCTATAACAAGATGTTCTACCGCAGCAAAAGGTGCTATATGAACCACACGGACGGGCATTTTTACTGGTCTATGGGAATGCCGATTGATCGAACTCTTGTGATTAACCGGGCAACCTTTGAAGATTATCCAGACTGGCCAAAAGGGATGGGGATCAAGCCCGGCTCATTTTTTGACAACACCCTCAAATGATACGCAAAATAACAGCCAATCAGATTGAGCACTTGAAAATTGCAGCAAAGCAAGAGTCTATTGGCTTTGCCAAAAGATCAGAATACTACGCACATTTTGATGAAGATGGGATAACAGGCTTTTGTGCTGTCATAAGGTACGCAAACAAGATTGTGCTCAAATCTTCATATGTTATACCTGAAAAACGAGGTCGTGGAATCTATCGGAAAATGCTTGAATACAGGCTAAAAAAGTACAGCCATCTAAGGATAGAGGCCGGGTGCACTCCAATGTCTTTAGGGGCATTACTAAGAAGAGGATTCAAAGTCGTCAGCCATGCTAAAAACGGATGTATAAAAGTCGTAAAGATACCCAAAAAGGAGGAGACCAAATGAAGGCCGGAGTCATAACAGTAAAGGGCCGCGAAAAATCACTTTTGAACCTTCGAAACCTTATCGAACCTAATGTCGATGAGTTTACAGTGTTTATAGATGCAGAACGCAGGGGGCAAGCGTGGAACCTGAGTCGATGTATGAAGGAGATGATTGATTCAGCCAAAAAGGACGAACCAGTCCTTATAATGACCGACGATGTCATTACGGTTAAGGATTGGAGGAAGAGATGGGAGGCAATCCACAAACAGGCAAACAATACAATTTACACATTCTTTTCGCGTCAACGGGTCAGTTTTAAGCCGCAGAATCTGGCGCGTGGATATGTCACAGGCTACAACCGCCGGGGATTCTACGATCAGGCCGTGATCTACATTAATCAGCACGGATTAACAGACAGGATAAACGAATGGTTTAACAATCAGGGCAAGATATCAATCAAGCCAACCTACAGGCAAAAATGGTATGACGTAATCATTCAGGAATATCTTATCGAAAACAAAATCCCTTGGACTCTAAGCACTCCAACGCTATTTGAGCATGTAGGCGAAAAAAGCACGGTAGGGCACAGCATAGGCAAATCTGTCCAGTATGTAGGTGCAACCTAATGAAGATATACACGGGGCAAAACGTTTTTGATGCAGCACTTGAGCGAATCCGGTTTATCTACGATGAATTCCCAAATGTCGTGTGTTGCTTCAGCGGCGGCAAGGATTCAACCGTCATTTTTCATTTGATGCTCAAAGTCGCGGGTGAGCGGGGGCGGCTTCCACTTCCTGTCTTTTTTTTGGACCAGGAGTCCGAATTCTCGTCAACGATTGAACTGATGCGGGAAGTTATGACCCGTCCAGATGTCCGACCGATATGGGCTCAGGTTCCTTTCAGGCTCTACAACGCAACGAGTGCGAACGAACCGTGGATGAAGGTATGGGATCAGGATCAACCGCAAAAGTGGATCAGGCCAAAAGAGACGATCGCGATTAAAGAGAACGTCTACGGGGCCGACAGATTCGGGGATCTCTTGCACGCAATCCCTCTTGCCATGTACAAGGGCCAACGTGTGGCCGATGTCGCAGGGATGCGGGCCAACGAGTCGCCAACCCGCCACCGTTTACTTGTAAGCAGGCCGAAGTATAAATGGCTAACGTGGGCAACAGCCCGGAAGCCGGGAGTGCATTACACGTTCTATCCTCTTTACGATTGGTGCGATTCGGATATCTGGGTCGCCATTCACAAGAACAAATGGAAGTACAACAAAATATACGATCTCCAATACGCTCACGGCTTGAAGCAGAGCGAGATGCGTGTTTCCAGCCTGATCCACGAAACGGCAATCAAAAGCCTCTTCACGCTTCAGGAATTCGAACGCGAAACCTATGACAAGATGACGCAGAGGCTCGCAGGCGTCCATTCAGCGGCAAAGATGAGCGATGACTACTTCCCTAAGAAACTGCCTTTCATGTTCAAGTCATGGCGGGAGTATCGGGACTTTTTGGTTGAAAAAATGCTGCCGGATGATCTCAAGCCATCATTCAGGGCCCACTTCAAATCGGTTGACGACATGTACGGGGACGCCTTCGGGGATCAGATTGACAAGGCATGTATCCAATCGGTACTCGCCAACGACTACGAATTCATCAAGGTAAAAAACGCACTCGCTCGTCCGGCTATCTTTGATTACCGCAGGAAGAAGCAGGGCAAAAAATCCACACTTGAAATCGAAAGGGATCGGCGAAATGATGTCGCGACTGATTGAAGATATCGAACAGGCTCATGAACGGGCAGTCGACAAGATCGAATTCATCAACAGCCTCAAGCGGATCGCCCACCGATTATCTGAAAGCCCGAACCCTGTCGGGGACGTTCAGCTTGTACCAGTCGAGAAGGTCCATGCGAACGATTACAACCCAAACAGCGTGGCGACCAAGGAGATGAAACTTTTGTATACCTCAATCAAGCACGATGGGTATACGCAACCTGTAGTCACGATCTACGACACGGAGAATGACCGCTATACGATTGTTGACGGCTTTCACCGCTATACGATCATGCGGACGTGCCCGGACATCTACGAGGCAAATAAGGGCCTTCTGCCGATCGTCGTGATTGACAAGCCGATCAACGACCGAATGGCCTCAACCGTCCGCCACAACCGGGCAAGAGGCAAGCACTCTGTCGTTGGAATGTCCACGATGGTATTCTCAATGCTGGACAAAGGATGGTCAAACGGGCGGATCTGTGCAGAGTTGGGAGTAGAAGCGGAAGAACTGGCAAAGCTCAAACACATCACTGGATTCTCCAAGCTCTACGAAAATGAGGATTATCGTAAGGCGTGGGAAACCAAGCACCAGATTGAACTAAGAAAGCAATACGATGGCGACAAAGATCAAAAAGGTAACACTGGAACAGATCAAGCCCTATTGGCGAAACCCGCGAAAAAACGCTCAGTCCGTACCAATCGTAAAGGCGTCAATGGTTGAGAACGGGTATAACAACCTGATTACGATTGATGCAGAGGGCACTATCGTTACAGGGCACACCCGTTACAAGGCTATGATCGAAATGAGCCCGGAAGAACGGACTCAGGCAAAGATCGGCAAAACGATTGAAGTCATTGACCTGTCGCACCTAACTGGCGAACAGATCAAACGCTACAGGATCGCAGACAACAAGGCGGGCGAAAAATCGCTCTGGGACTACGATCTCTTGATTCCCGAACTCAGGGAGATCAAAGAGACGGATTCTATGCAAATCTACTTCCATGATTTAGACCTCAAGACGGCTTTGGCTCCACCAGTCTACGGCGATGCCATCGGGGCCGATGACGATCAGGACGTTGAAGACGCCGATAGCAGGATCAAGGACAGCTTTTCAGGCATGGCGGAGAAGCAGGACAAATCCGTTAGAGAACTGATCTGTCCGCATTGTGCCAAGACGTTCTTTGTGGATCGGAAGGAATTCGAGGATTAACTGTGGAACAGCATGATAACAGCAAGCCAAAGCAGGCTCGTGGGGCCCACTTGAAACAGTACCATTTCAAGCCGGGCCAATCTGGCAACCAAGCCGGAAGACCCGGCAAAGGCTTTGATCTGAACACGCTCATAACCAGCTTACTTCAGGGCGAAGAACTCCGTGGGCAACGAATGCCAAAGAACAAATCAGTCGGACAAGTCATTGCGGAGAACCTTGTCGTCGGGGCGGTTGATATCCAAAGCAAGCACCATGTGTTCTGCCTTAAGGAAGTCGTGACTCGTTTTGCTCCTGTTATCCAGCAATCAGAGATTGAGATCGTCAAGACGGATGAAGAGAGCGGAGAGCGGCGACCATTTACAAGCGATGAACTCAGACAGATAGTCGGAATCTACAGCGAGGCGGCGAATGTTAGACCTGACGAAACTTCAAGCCCTACACCAGAAATATCCTGAATGGCCTCGTCCAAAGTATAGCCCACACCTACCGCACTTGAAGCAGGCGGCATTCCTCTTGGCGGCTCGCAATACGTCCTACCGGGAAGTCTTCTATGGGGGCGCAGGCGGCGGCGGCAAATCGGACGCGCTGCTTATGCTGGCATTGCAGGACGATTGGCTCCAAGACTCAGATTATTCTGCCTTAATACTTCGAAAGACATTCGTCGATCTCAACCAGCCGGAAGGCATCCTGAACCGGGCCAAAACGTGGTTAATGGGGAGGCCGGGCGTCCAATGGCAGGCACAGCACAACCGCTTCCAGTTTGACACAGGGGCGGTTCTACAGTTTGGACACTGTAATGGGCCGAACGACCACCTGAAATATCGGGGCGGGAAGTATAATCTGGTGTGTTGGGACGAACTGACGGACTTCACAGAAGAGACGTATACATTCCTCTTTTCTCGCCAACGCCGACCAAAAGGCTCAACGCTTCCACTCCTGACAGCATCTGCCTCAAACCCCGGCGGCTCAGGCCATGCGTGGGTGCGGAAGAGGTTGGTCAAGACAAGCACGCCCAACCGCTTCTTCTTAGCAGCAAACTACATCGACAACCCTTATCTGGACCAAGAAGCCTACGGGGACACGCTGGACCATCTCCTGCCGACAGAGCGGGCACGCATCAAGCATGGCGACTGGGATGTTCTGGATGCGTCCGCACTCTTTGATCGCAGATGGTTTAAGATCGTGAACACGCTGCCGGAAGGGCCAAGGCTATCCGTGCGGGCGTGGGACACGGCGGCAACGCCGGACGGCGGAGATTACTCGGTCGGGCTCAGGATGCACAAGATTGAAGACGAATACTTCATTGATTCAATCGTCCGGGGCCAATACGGGCCAAGCGATCTGGATCGCGTCCAAAGAGAAACAGCCGAATCTGATGGTGAAGATGTGGTTATCCTGCTAGAGCGGGAACCGGGCAGTGCGGGCAAGCGCGTCAACCAGTTTATCAGGCAACAGCTTTCAGGCTACATCGTCCACGAAGAAGGAGCTTCAGGCGACAAATACTACCGGGCCACACCAGCGGCAAGAGCAGCATCAAACGACAAAATCCGGTTGGTCAAAGGATCGCACATAACCGCCTTTATGGATGAAGTCCCTGCCTTTACGGGCAAGGATGGAGTCGACGCCCATGATGATATCGTTGACGCGATGAGTCTGGGATTCAATTATCTTTCCCGGCGGATCGGAATGTCGTTAGTATAGGTATACACCTCAAGGGGGCTAACAGATGGCGAACATTCCGAACATGATCGGACGGGCGGTAAACTCAATTGGCTCATGGGCATCTGCTCCAGCACGATACCTATTTTCAGGCCGGGGCGGCGGCGGCGGATTCTACGCAATCCGGGCGACTCAAATCCCGTCGGCACGATTCAACTGGGTCGAAGAAGCAGGCGACTTCCGGCAAAACCCGGTTGTGGCCTTGGGGCTCGATTGGATCACACGCAACGCGACATCGGTTCCTTTGGAACTCTGGATCAAAACCAAATACGGGGAAGATGTCCAGCTTGAAGGGCACCCGCTTCTCGATCTGATTAAGAACCCAAACCCGATATATTCAGGCCATGCCTTACTGTCCGCGACCATCATCGACACCCTCTGTGTCGGGAACGGATACTGGTCGATCGTGCCGAACGCAGGCGGGCGGGTGGCGGAACTGTATTGGCTCGATGGCCGATACATGGCACCCGACTTCCCGGTTGATGGCTCGGCATACCTGAATTGTTGGAAGTACATTCCAGCAGGCACAGGACGCCCGGAAATCTTTGATCCACAACAGATTGTGGAATTCAAAAAGGGAATTGACCCGTGGAACGACCGCCTTGGTTATTCGCCTCTTCTGGCGTGCTGCCGGGAAGTGGCTTTAATCAGCATGATCGCAGGCTACACAGCGAGTATCCTGAAAAACGTAGGCGTGACCAACATGGTTATCTCGCCAACAGGCGAAAACGCACTCAACAAGGCTCAGGCCGAAACGCTCAAGCAGTCCATCATGCAGTCCATCGGATTGGATCGGCAAGGGCAACCGCTTATCCTGACATCTCCAGCCTTGGTGGAATCTATCGGCACAAAGCCCGCCGAAATGATGCTTCCAAATGTCGATTCTACGGCCGTGGCTCGCATATGCTCAGCGATGGGTGTCTCGCCAATGGTCCTTGGTCTGCCTGATGAGGGCAAGACATACGCCAACTACAGAGAGGCTCAGCGGGCGGCGTGGATGAACTCAATCATTCCATTCCATGAACTTCTGTCTGCCTCAATCGAAAAGCAATTACTCAGGCTTTACGACCCATCGGGCCGGATGAGCTTGAAGTGGAATTATTCGAATATTGAGGCACTCGCGGAAGACCACGAACAGCTTGCAAACAAGGCGACAATGCTCTTCAAGGAGAATGTCATCACTCGCAACGAAGCGAGAATGATGGTCGGGCTTGAAGAGATCGAATGTGGCGACTTGTTTGCGGCGGATATAACCAAGGCTCAAACGGCACCAATGATGGGGGGCGGCGAATATGGCAAACAGCCTAATGAGTCCGAAGAGGAAGACGAAACAGCCGAAGCAACCGAAGAGGCCGAAGCCGAAACCGCCTAAAATCCTGATCCCACGCGAATACGAAAATCAGCTATTCCTGCCGATCCAAGCCCTTTGTCTGGAATTCTGGCGGGCAATCAAGCCGATCTACGTCGAAAAGATCAGGGTCGCAATGGGGCCTGTCCAAAAACGGGCTCCAAAGGTTACAGGCACGTTTTTTGAGGTACGCGAAAACAAGCACGTAAAACGGTTTATAGCCAAGTTTACGGCTCAGATTGACCAGTCGGCACGAACCGCCACGATGCGGTACGGATTGGAACCCGCCGATGAATGGTCCATCACGAATCAATCCGTTTACGATCAGATTACCGATGGACTGATTGATCTATGCCAATCGACCATAGATGAGCTTACAGTGGCGACTGGCAAAGCCTATGAGCAAATACTGGCAGAACTCAGACAAGAGATTCTGGACAATCAGAGGAGCGGGGAAACGATTCTGTCTCTGACCCAAAAGCTCGAAAAGTTTTTTAGCACGGATGCAGCATGGAGGGCTCGCAGNATCGCCCACACGGAATCGGCACGTTCGAACAATATCGGATATATCGAAGGGGTGGCCGATTATGAGGAGGTTTTAGGCTTTGAATGGTGTCTGTCATCGGATGCGTGCGAACTATGCCATGCTGTCGGGCTTGACCAGGATGGTCAACCAAGGCAAATCGCGAAGGGAACGAACTTTGCCGTCAATATGAGCGGCAACGCCAACTATTCGCAGATCAGATGTCCGCCTTTGCACCCGAACTGCCGATGTGCCGTTAACCCGGTACTCGATTTTGAAGAGACACGGTTCGCGACTCCAGCAAGAATTGAGGCGGGCAAAATCACAGTCTCGTCCGTGACTCCAAGGCCGACAAAGCCCTTGATTGATCTCACAACTCAAGGAAGCCTACGACTAGAGGTCGATGAATAACGACTTGCTAGCCGGGAACCTGAACCGTAATATACTTGATATTGTCAAGGCCAAAACCGCAACCAAGGACTCAGCCAATGAAGATATATTTAGACCTCAAGAGGTCAACTAATCCGGGCGGTTTTGAAGGCTATGGGTCGGTATTCTGGAACATTGACAAGCATGGTGACGTTATCCTGCCGGGAGCATTCCGGGATTCGTTGCCAAGGTTTCTTGATGAGGGCTTTATGGGCGGAGTCGGGCACGATCATGATCGACCCGCCGGAAGGTTCGTCAAAGCATACGAAGATGATCGGGGCCTATTCGTCGAAGGAAGGTTTAGTGACGTGACCTCGGGCAAGGAAGCCCGCACTCTTTTACTGGATCGGGTTGTGCAAAAGCTCTCGGTCGGACTGGATCGGGAAGGGCTCGAAACAAGCCAAGTCACAGCGGGCCAACTCAAGGCCATGTGGCAAAAGGCCGGGTATATGCCAACCAAAGACGATGAACGCAGATTAAAGGCACACAAATCAATCCGGCTCATTCACCGGGCAAGCCTNAAGGAAGTATCACCCGTGACCATTCCAGCCAACGACGAAGCAAGAATACTNGCAGTTAAGAAGTTAGGCGAAAACCACGAAGAGCTTCCAGAAGCCTTTGTCAGTTTTATCGGNAAGGCACGAAGGATATTCTGGGAAATTGCACGCCTAGACATCAAAGCCGGAAGAGTCTTATCCGGCAAGAACGAAATGAAACTCCGGGCTATGGTTGAAGTCCTAACGTCCATCACAGACGAGATGAACAATCTCCTGATGCTGGTCTCGCAGGCTCCAGCCGAAGGCGAAGGAGAAGACGGTGAAAAAGGAGAAGAAGAGGGCGAAGAAGAATATAAAAGCCCGCAGGCGAAGCGGACGGAGCGGACGCTAAGCCGGAAATGGGCCAAGNTGAGGCGGAAGATAAACCAAAGGGCAAACCTGCCGATTCTGACGAATCGGAACAGGATGAGGATTTTGCGCGGCAAAGAGGGAAATCCAAGAAGTCGTTTGACCAATCTGAAAACGACCGATTTAAGGATGAGGCACTCAGGCTTATGCTGATGGGGGCAATATGAGTGCAGCATTCTACGAAATTGCCGACATGGAGCAAGGCGTTGACTGGTATTTGCCTCTCGTCTTCCAGAACGCAGACGGAACGCCAACAAACCTAACCGGATGTGTCTTCAAGATGCAGATCAGGGCAGTTGTCGGGGCCGATCCAGTCGCGACTCTAAGCTCGCCAAGCAGCGGCATAACGATAAACTCTGTCGCCAANGGAACGGCAACAATTGCGATGAGTGCGGCACAACTGGCAGCAATTCCAGCAGGGAACTATGTCTATGATCTAAAACTAACGGACGCAGCAGGCAAAGCAACCCGACCGATTCAGGGCGGCATCGTCATTTCGGCACAGGTAACAATATGAGCACAACGCTGATTGTAAGGCAAACCAACCCTACGCCAATCGTTGTCAAAGGGCTTGAAACAACCGTCACAGTAAGGGCCTCAAGCCCGAATCTTTTGACGTTCAAAACAGCCTCAGTTATTCCCTTGGCGACACCAACAACCGCCGGGGCAATTATTGTCGGGGCCAACCTGACAATCTCCGCAAACGGAGTGCTATCAGCCATAAGCAGCGGCGGCGGCGGCGGAGCGACAGCATTCGCCAACCTAACCGATGTCATGCTAACAAGCCCGGCAAGTGGCGACCTGGTGGCTTACAACCAGACAAATCTTAAGTGGGTCAACATCAAACAAACCGCAGTCACTGACGGGGGGAACTTCTAATGCCAAACGCAATCAGGATCAAGCGACGACTTTCTGGGGGTGCCGCAGGCTCGCCAACCGGACTTCTTAATGCAGAACTTGCATACAATGAAGTCGATAATACGCTTTATTATGGCTTTGGTGACGCAGGCGGCGGCGTTGCAAGCTCCGTCTCAGCAATTGCGGGGGCCGGGGCCTATGTCTCCTTAACGGGCAATCAATCCATTGCAGGCACCAAAACGGCAACCGGGGCCATTTCGGTTACAGGTACGCTTGATTATACCGAAAGCCTGACGACAGGCGAAAACAGTACAAAAGTGGCGACAACCCGATGGGTAACAGCCAAAATATCGACGCTTGGCGGCGGAACCGTACAGTCGGTAGCACTTTCTCTGCCTGCTATCTTTACGGTTACAGGCTCGCCTGTCACAACTACCGGAACCTTGACCGCAACGTTGGCAAGCCAAACCGCTAACACGTTCTTTTCCGCTCCAAACGGATCAGCAGGAAGTCCAACATTCCGGGCGTTGGTCGCGGCGGATATTCCAACCTTGACCGCTTCCAAGATATCTGATTTTGATACGCAAGTCCGGACTTCCCGCCTCGATCAGATGGCAGTCCCAACGGCGGATGTCTCGTTTAACAGCCGGAAAATTACGAGTCTGGCCGACCCGGTTAACGCTCAGGATGCGGCGACCAAAAACTATGTCGATACGAACCTTCAGGGGCTCAAGCCGAAGCAATCGGTTAAAGCAGCATCAACCGCCAACGTGGCCTCTTTAAGCGGGGCCCAAACAATTGACGGAATTGCTTTGATTGCAGGCGACCGTGTCCTGCTAAAAGATCAAACGACACCCGCAACCAACGGCATCTATGTCATTGCAGCAGGCGCGTGGGCAAGATCAGACGATATGAACCTTTGGACGGAAATCCCTTCTGCCTACGTGTTTGTGGAGCAGGGAACAACCAACGCCGAAAATGGCTATGTGTGTACCAGCGACCAAGGCGGTACGCTCGGAACAACCGCGATTACATGGGTGCAGTTTACCGGGGCCGGGCAAATTACGGTTAACTCTCCGCTCTCCAAAGTAGGGAACACCATTTCGCTTGGAACCGTTTTGGTGGGCAACGGCGGAACTGGGGCAACAACCCTAACGGGGTACGTGTACGGCAACGGCTCCAGTGCCATGACGGCATCAACGACCATTCCGGGCTCGGCAATTAGCGGCAACATTACGGGCAACGCAGCCAACGTGACGGGAACCGTAGCAGTCGCCAACGGGGGAACAGGCGGCACGACAGCCGCGCTGGCAAGATCAGGCTTGGGTGCAGCGGCATCGGGGGCCAACGGCGACATTACCAGTATCACGGGTCTTACAACCGCCTTAACCGTGGCTCAGGGCGGAACCGGAGTCGCCACCATAACCGGGCTTATCAAGGGCTCAGGCACAACGGCATTTAGTGCGGCAACCGCCGGAACCGACTATCTGGCTCCTTCAAGCACGATTGATGGGGGCACATTCTAATGGCACTTATCCTGCTAAAACGCTCAACTACTGCCTCCGCCATACCAGCGGCGGCGAACCTTTCGCTTGGTGAACTGGCAGTAAATACAACGGACGGCAAGCTCTACATGAAAAAGGGGAATGGAACTGTCGTAGACATTACGGGCGGCGGAACCTCTCTGAGTGCGGCAAAGTCCATCTCTTACGCGATGATCTGGGGGCGATGAGTGGCAAACCCGAACCTATTCAACCCAACAACATGCACAGCAAAAACCGCAGTGTTGGCTTTAGGAATAACGCCAACCGCGATTGTCAGCAATGCGGCGGCATCGAATACGACTGTAAAAATCCGAAGCCTGATGATCTCGAACGTCACAGGATCAACAGCCATAACGCTGAACATTGACCTATTCCGAAGTTCAGTCGGTTATCGTATGGCTTTCTCGATGTCCATTCCGGCTTATGCAACCCTGACGCCTTTGGGATCGGATTTACAGTTATATCTTGAAGAGGGTGATGCCTTACGCTTGACCGCCGGGGCCACTCTTTCGCTTGAAGCCGTTTGCAGTTATGAGGTGCTATCATGAACGGACGTATTGTAGGCACGATCAACTTACCAACAGGGTCAACGGCAATCGGTGTCTGGAATTCGGACGAAGCCTCCTTAAACACCAAAAACGGCACATGGCCGATGGCTCCTTTGGTTCAACCGTATCATTCATGGGAAACAACATACGGAGTGCAGACAGTCGGTACTGATGGAGTTACGGTTGATTCAAGCCCGGTATCAGGCAACAAGGTGATTAACTGGACATCCATAGATGGCAGATTAATTGCTACGCAGGCTACGCACGGAAACAGGCCGATCTATTTCGCTCCTTCTCACGGCAAGCCTTACATTCAGTTTTTGGACGGAAACTCAGCAGCGACAGTACAATGGCTACAGGTTACAATAACAGCAATATGGGACAACAGATCTCAGATGTCTATGGCAGTAGCATTACGAAAACCGGGGACTTACTACGGATACAGGAATATTGCGTATATCGGATTTAATTTCGGATGGACCGGCACGCCGGGCATTTACAACTTAGTTAGTGGCCCATATTGGGCCTATGGCGGCGAAAGTATTAGTTTTGGGGGCACTCGTAATGACGTAAGAACTTACGACCCTTTTGGTGAAACAACTATTTTCGGCACGTTCTCAACAACAGCAACTTCTCAATCCGCAGCAGGGGCAGGGACAAGTGCGGGCAAAATATATCTAAACGGCAATCTGATTACCTCGAATACTACGGCATCGACGACAAAAACAGGCGTTTATACTCCAAT